GCTAGTGGTTATGGAGGCCAAGGGGCCACTGGAGCAGGATCGATTGATTTGGTCGTTGGACGCCGCCCTCTAAATGGTGAGACTAACGTAGACCCTAACTTTATTACTGATGCAGCTAGAATCCATATTAGTCAAACTACAGATATGGATAAGAATTTTAATTTGCCTGCGGGCTCGTCTGGACGAATTGATGCCCGAAGTGGCGTAGGGATTAAAGCTGATGATGTTCGCATTATTGGTCGTAGATCAGTTAAAATTATCACAGAGGGCAGAGGAACTAATAATTCAAAAGATGGCAGACTTAGAACAACGGTAGGTATTGATCTGATTGCTGGACCCGGAACATCTGACATGGGTATTCAAGGGCCGGAATTGTCAGGCGATGGTATAGCTAACCCAAGTTTGCAGCCAATTCCAAAAGGTCTACAATTAGTTGACGCCCTGTTTGACGCTATGGACTTAATGGATGATCTTGCAGCTATAGTCGCTACAAACACAAACGCAATCCATCAGAATGCTACTAACATTGCAAGTCACGCACACCCTGTTTTTGTCGGACCGATCCCCGGAATTGCTACACCAAGTCCAACCGCAGGAGCGATGGGCTTGGCAACAAAAACTAATCTATACGTTCGAGCATCCGCTCCAATGTACGCCCACCGCGTAAATACACAAACCTATCGCGCAAACTATCTCAGACCTGTGGGCGATGGTTGGATTTGTAGTAGATATAATAATACAAACTAATTAAAGGACGAGAGTAATTTAAATGGCTACAGCACCTACAGGTGGACCCGTCGGGCCACCAACATCACCGTCTACAACTACATCCCCTCCTCCAACCATTGGAGAACTCCGTCGGCAAGAAATCTTTGATGAGATTTACGAAAAGACTCTCGCTATTGTCCAAGCCATTGCAGAGGTATCTTTTGGTGGTCCAGCAGGTTACTTAGGGGCATACAGTCCATTTTACAAATTTCAGGACGTTATTCCTCCTTACTTTGAAACAACATCGCCTTTTAGTCCAGCTTACACTGCTACACCTTCTGGAATTCCTGATACTGAGTTCGCTGTTTTTTATGATGATGGAACATATTTTGGATCTTTACCGGGCGGTGCAGATTTGTTAGATTATGGTGAACGCTCAAGGTCGCTAGGCTGGAGCAGACCAGCACCGGACGTTTTCCAGATGGACGAGACAACAAATGCAATCTTCCTTAGGGATGCTGTTCAGTGGCTCGATCATAATAGAATGCCTGATGGCTTCACCATGTCAACTGGTGATGATGCAAAGGGTGTTGTGTGGTTAACTCGTGCGCTTATTCTTGAATTATTTGCTGAGTTAGAAGATCTAGGCGGGCTGTCTAGTGCGTCCGGTCCACCTAGTGAAGACGAAGGTCCAGATTCAGGCGACCCACCCGAGGCATCTTATGGCATACCCGAAGATGAATTCGATGCCTTAGTGGAAGGAGGGCAAGCCCTCGGTCCATGTGAACCACAACCAGCACCACCCCCTGCAATTCCAGAGTGTCCACCGTGTATCGAAGATCCAGATGCTTATGTTCCTGATTGGAGGAACAATAATGATGGGGATGTGTTTTTAAATCAGAGAACTTGCGAATACTGTGTCACGATTTTTACAGACGAAACAGATATTACGGTCCTAAATGATACGGCAACTAGAGAGGCGTTTTTAGAGGAACAGAAAGAGGTCGGCGTTCAAAGAATTCTAGAATACTTTGGTAAAACACCGCTCGATGAAGCTTCTACGGCTATTGTATTGGGCGCAGCTATCACAAAGCAGTACGATGTACCCATTCGGCCACTGCTCGCTTTAAAGGCGCTTGTATGCGTTCCTGTTGATGTAATTGAAGCTATCACCATAATCGATACTGATGCAGACCCAGAGGAGCCTCCTATTGGGCCTACTGGATGTGTCCTAAAAGCGGAAGAAATTAGAAGCATGATTAGGCGTGTTCGTGAGGCATTTAGATTTTATGGACACAAATACGCTCTTTGGTCTTACACTACCGGCCAAGTAATCCCCGGCTTTAGTCCAACTGCTGAAAATCAAAAACTACAAAAGTTTGTTCCTGCATTAGTGCAACTAATGAACCGTAATGGATTTAAATTAAACGGTAAGAATGCAGCAGAGAAAGTAGAATTTAGATTTAATGAAAACTATGAGCTTATCTTCGCTCAGGCCAAAGAACGAGGGTGTGAGCCAGTTGAATTAATCTGGAAAAAGGATGGTGATAATTTAGGCGGCTTCAAACAACTAGAACCAATTAACGATCCTAGAACAATGGCTTATATCGCATCTCTGAAGGATATGCACGATGACGCTGCCGCCCGCGATCCAAAAGCATGGGATGAATTTTTTACCGAATATACTTATCCACCAATTAGCACAGACGACGTGGAAGACCCTCTGGGCGACCCGGCATTAGCCGACGGTCCACTTCAACAGGCTGCTCAGTCAATCGTGGACGAGATAGTTAGCCTGCCAGATGCCATTGTATCTAAATTTTCGGAACAAGTGTGTCGAGATCGTAACGGGCAAGCAATACATGATGCGGATATTAGAGAGTTTGATGATATGCTCAAGCGAGCAATCTACTCAAGAGGTAAAATTATAACCATTGGTGATGATACCTTCTTAAAGCTGCCTGAACTTTTACAAGCCGTAGCAAATATAGACGAACTTTATAGCGAAATTTTAAACAAGCTAGGAGTTTGTGGACTTCTAGATTTATTGAGCGTAGCAATTGAATGTTTGACTAACGGTATTGATCTAGAAGAGGCCTTGTCGATTATTGTTAGAGCCGCGTTAAAAGCAATGGATCCGGGTAATTTAGAAAAACTTTTTATTGGACTACCACCTGACAAGCAACTTGAGGTTAAGGAAAAAGTATTTGAGGCCTTAGGATCAATCGAGGCACCATGGGACCAAGGATATCAGCCGGGTAGCTACAACTATGAAGTAAACGTAAACCCAGACGGAACACCAACAGGTAAAGATTTTTATGCCCCAAACCCAGACTTTGATAATGAAAAGCCTGTAGGGGATGGCAATAAGAGATTTGTTTTAATCACAGCAGAGGAAGACAATCGTTCAATAGCCGAGCGAACCACTCAATACAGAATGGAGTCACAGCCGCAGACTCGTTTTGGCGGCGGTGCAGGCTCAATTGGCACTGCTGTTGATACTTCTTTGGACGCGATATTTGATGCCTACATTGAGGCGATTTTAGATTCTGTTGATGCAGAGTTTTTGCTTGAGCAGATAAACAAATTTCCCGGTGCAGAGTTGATCACTAGGGTTTTAATCAACCCTGACTGCCCTCCAGCTCCACTATTCAATCCACCGCTTAACGAGTTTATGAAGACTCTAGAGTTGGATTTCTGTAGAGGCCAATATGCAATTACTTTACCAAAACTTCAAAAGATTAACGTGCCTGATTTCTATAGGATGTTCATGGAGGCACTTTTAGAAGTATTAATGCAATTGGCGATTAAGATTATTATTACAATATTGAATCTTGTTTTGAAAATTGTACTAAATGGGCTTTGTAATTTGCTTGGCGTGCTAGGTGACTTGGCCTCTGAATTGTTCGCGAGCCAACCATCAAATAACTTTGCTGAGTCGATTAAACAGAGCCTTAGTTCAACTGGTCTAAATAATCTTGGTATTCCAATTCCTATTGCTGACGATGATACGCTAAACAATGCAGCAGCAAATTTATTTTCCACATTCAGCAGATCATGCACCGATGCATCAGAGCTGCCAAACGCTGAACAGGTGTCTGACTTTTTAAATGAGGTAGGCCTTATTTTGACACAGGGTGAGTTTGTTGATTTGGTGACAGGTGTCGCAGCCGAAGAGGTGCATAAAGCAATTTATCAATTGACTGTTTTGAGGCACCCAGCGTTCCTTTGCGTATTCCCTAATGTTGGCTCCATACCAGAGTTCTTTAGATATTTAGGCAACATGATTGACCCAAGCTTTGCGACCCTTGGTTTGGGTGAAGAACGAGGCGTCCCAGTGTTTCCCGGTGTATGCCAAGACGCCACCTCCGCTGCGAAAGCGGATAATCTAAGAGGACAATTATTTGCCAATCGGGGCTTGAATCCAGATTTAATTGACGAACAACTAGAATTTTTAAAGTGTCAGGCACTAGCAGATTTAGAAGAGCTGGTCAATATTTCTCAAAATGGCCTGTTCGCAGACCTGCCCCCAATACTAGATACGCCAGATTGTAATATTCCCGGCCTCGTACCAAGAGACCCGTCACCTGATGATTTGCCTCAAGGCCCTGTTGGATTACTAGTTGGCCCATTCGGACTATTTGAAGGCACATTTGACATCTATGATAAGATGTACTATAAAGATCTTATGGGTCGTGGTGGCTTTTTGAACATGGTTCTTTCAGATCGTGATGGTCGTGGGCGAAGAGAGCACAATAGTTATGTTGCATCAAAGGCAATATTTGGTATTTCTAGCACCAGACCAAATAGTCGCGAGGAGCTTCTACCAGTTTCAGTTGCCAAATACTTAGAATATATTCTAAAGAACCCGAATACAGCACACAATAATTCAACGAAGTTCCACAAACGGCCATTTAGCTTTGCTTTACAGCCAAACGTTATTTTAGGTTACAGTAATTATTTTCCAGATAACGAAGATGATTGGTATGCGTTCGACATAAATCTGACCGCCGTGGACAATACAGCAACTGTTTTGAACAACCGATATGAACTTGAGGTTGTAGAGCGATTCAATTATACAAAAGAGCCTGCTATTCGTGATGATGGAACAATTGAAGATCCAAAAACAGGCGACACTTTTGTTGAAACACTATCAATCAGTGCGGACCCCGGATTACCGTCTGGCGTAGAAGAATTTATTACAACAGAGTTAGGCTTGGATATTGAAACAGTCCTTGCGTCTGGAACCGCATCGACACCCGCCTCTAATATCTCAGCACAGTCGGCTGTATTTGGAAAGTATATAGAAAAGATACTTCGTGATGCTTTACCAGAAGAAGCACTTGGTACTGCAACTGCTGAGGACTCTCTATCATTCATTGCGGATGCATGTATGACAGATATGTACGATTATATTAACTCTGGATTTTTTAGTTACATAGCAGGTAGTATCGCATTTAATAATGAAGCTTTCAAGTATGGCGAAGGTGGAGATGACTTTGTTGGTAATACACCCAAAACATATCCTGAAACAAAAATATTCCTTGACGAAACTCACGTTTATCCACCTGAGCACCCGCAAGCAGGCACTCCGCTACCACTGGACCCGTTAGCTTGGGGTGGCAACAACAATCTCCCAGCATTTTACAATCGACCACCACAAAATCGACCCGGCTGGGTTGGCATTGCCGATAAAATGATCCCAGAGGCAGACGCATGCGATCCAAAGCGTGAGAATGTAATTGGATTTAAAGAAATTAGCGATTACGCGACAGAGTTTTACCAGAAGATAAATGATGATCCGCGCCTAGACTCGCCATCTGCTTGCCCGATTGAGGAGCCATGCAATAAGATTCTTAGTCGAGCCGCTGCTTCCATGATAGAGGGCAACATCAAGGCCACAATTAGAATTTATGCTGCGGAAGCTTTCTTAAAAGGCATGCCTGCGTTTGTTAAATTTAAGGCAGATTTGAATGAATTGTACGAAGATTCGCTTTCTGCGTATATTACTGAAACACTAAAGAGGGGCTTTTTCCAATATTCTAAGAAAGGATTTGGTAGAAGAAAAACTGATGAATATTATTTCCAATTCCTAGAGCAATGTGTACAAAACTTTGGTAGAAAAATTGATGCTGGACTGATTGAGCCCACAACAGAAGAGCAGCAAGCCATTGATGTTATCAATGCGCTACAACAAATTTGGAAAAAAGATACTAATCCACCAAGTGGTAAACCATATGCTGGAACGGGCGAGAGATTGAAAAGAGTTCTATCTCCCGGCTTCTTTGGCGCTCAACTAAAGAATATTTTCAATAAGAATTACAATGTGCCATTAAATTCTGAAGATGGCGCACTAAGCAAGAGAGCCGCTAAGAAACTCAAAGAAGAATCTTATGATTACTTCATGAGAGAGATCGAAGATCAGGCAGAGGTAATTCTTAAGAGATACATCGCTGAGGAGCTAAAATATATCTCCGATGAATTTGCCGAAAGAATACCACCAGAACATCGAACACTATACGAGGTATTTTTGGGTGGTGCCTTTGGTACATATGGCTCTATTGCGTTCAATAACGGGGTTATTGGCGAAGTGACTCCGCTAGATGATGCAACGTTTATTAGTACAACGACACCAAGCCCAACGGGAGACGGTGACATTACGGTTAGTCGCCCCGGCGTGTTTTCTGTTGTACACAGTGCAGCGATGGTGTTATCTACCCCAATCGGCACTGATGAAAATGAGTTCCTAAAGTTGTACACAGACCCTTCAAACTCAATACTTCAAGGCCCACAGCCCCAAAGTGTGAAAGCGTATGATGTTTCCAACGACGTTTATTCTGTGTCTAGCGGGATCGTGTCAAAGAGTGATAGATATTGGCCCTTTGTGTTGGAACAATACATACAAATCGAGGACTATACAAGGGATTATTGGCTTCAGTTAGTGGCCGACGGGGTTGATCTTACAAGATTCGGCGCGTTGGACGTTGAAGGAGTTCCTGAGGTGTGGAACACTACACAAAGTAGGCCTGATAATTTATATGGTGTTGTGAAGGCAGATGAGTGGCAAGCCTACCTAGACTCGGAAGCTGCCTCTTATGCAGGGTTTACAAGATCAGATTTGTGGAGAGGTTGGTCCTATGGACTAAGAATTGTGTTTATTCCTCCAAATCGTAGTGGCCCCTCTTTCACTAATTCATTTGGTATTGGAACCACAACATTTGACGCTACAAATCCCGGCACTGATATTAGGTTGCCAAAATCTGTGCAAATTAAAGATAAAATTGATGTTATACAGACCGTAACTACAAGTGCGCGCCCATTTAACACTGAGACGAGCGAAAGAAACAAGGCTTTCTATTTTACAGACAGTGGCGCAACTCCTACTCCTGAAGAAGCTGTAGACAACCCCATGAGTATCCCGGTGGCTCGTGGAGTCTTGCAGATGCCAATGGGCGTTGATACGTTGAGCACCGATTGGACAGAATCCTTTGATTCAGTAGGAGGGTTTGGTAGACTCGTGCAGGAGCTAGTATGCAGTAATGAATACAAGATGCTGTTTAGATACTGCTTTAACATGCCAAGAATTACATCAACAATTGCAATTTACATTATTCAAGGGTTCTTGCCATCGATAGGAAAGGCAGGCGAAAGTGATCCCCCTGACACTTCCGCCATCGACGAAGAGGATTTTGACCCAGCTTTCGAAGGTATCATGCTTGGTTCTTTGGCCCGAGCTTTCGATAACGGAGAGAATGATGACGGTTGGTATGAGCCAAAGGGATTGGCTGCACTATTCAGTGGCGAATATTACGGTGGTGGCTTAAACAGTGGCTTGTCTGGCCTCGGTCCTTTTAGTTTCTTTGCTGATATATTTACCACAAATTTCAAAGAATGGCAGTGGTTTAAAGCATTCCACAGAACAAAGAAGCTCGCAGCACAATCATTTATGGACCTTTATAATTCGGAAGATCCTAGTTATACAAGTGATGCCTTCTCTGATCCAACAATTCAAGAAGATGCTAAGAATCAATTGAAAGTTTCTTGGCCTAAATTTAGCCTTAGACTCTGGTCTAAGAGAGTTGACAGGCCTTATGACAAGAACGGAGACTTGTGTTTCAACCCAGATGATGATTACCAAGACTAAGGAGAGATAATATGCCCGGATTAGCAGCCAGATTGCCACTAATAATTTCTGATAGTGATGGACCTTATGATTTGTTAAATACAGTTAAAGAGGTCGCAGCGCAGAATTTAAAAATGGTTGTGTTCACAAATCCGGGTGAGCGTATTATGGATACCAGCTTTGGTGTCGGTATCAGAAGGTTCTTGTTCAGGCAAAACGTTCGCGAGAGTCACGATGAATTAAGAACCAGAATCAGGCAACAAGTTACAACATACCTGCCCTATATTAAAATCACACAGATTGCAATTGACAGCCCACTAACGAATAGTGATATACCAGATAATTTTATGGTGGTTCGCTTGTTGTACAGAATTGACCCATACAATGAAGTAGAAGTTTTAGAATTACCTATTTCTATCTAGAAAACTACTTAATGTAAGAGGAACCGCATATGTCCAGAGTAAAGCCCGCGATTAAATATACTAGTAGAGATTTTGATTCAATTAAACAGGATCTAGTGCAGTATGCTAGAAGGTACTATCCTGAGGTATACAGAGACTTTAACGAGGCATCTTTTGGTTCGTTAATGCTAGACACCGTGTCTTATGTGGGCGATGTTTTATCCTTCTATATTGACTATCAGGTTAATGAAAGTTTCTTAGACACAGCCGCTGAATTCTCTAATATTGTTCGCTTATCAAAGCAATTGGGATATAAATATCGTGGAGTTCCATCATCCACAGGCGTTTCAGCATTCTATGTGGTAGTGCCAGCTAGTGATGTCGGCCTTGGGCCAGAGAGCAGCTACATACCAATTCTAAAGAAAGGCTCAACCATGACAGCGGATGATGGAACTGGCTTTATTCTTGAAGAGGATGTATTCTTTAATGATCCAAACGCACTAGTCGTTGTTGCGGCTGTTAACGATGCAACGGGACTTCCAGAGTCCTATGCAATAAAGTCACACGGACGAATTATCTCAGGCGAATTGGTAAGAGAGAGAATCACTGTTGGCGACTTTGTTAAATTTAGAAAAGTCCCACTAGGTTCAAGAAATATTACAGACATTATATCCGTCGTTGATGAAGAGGGGCACGAGTATCACGAAGTTGATTACTTATCCCAGAATGTAATTTACCGGGCCGTCACAAATCGTGGAACAGATAATCAGACAGTTTCGGCAATTATGAAACCTCATGTGGTTCCTAGAAGATTTACTGTTGAAAGAATTGACGGCAGATATTTCCTTCAGTTTGGATACGGTTCAGACTCCGAGCTAAAAACAAATTCAGTGGCTGAGCCATCTTCAATCACGCTAAAAATGCATGCTAGAGATTTTATTGATGATACAAGCTTTGACCCCGCAAAGCTTCTTGACACCGATAAGTTTGGTGTAGCCCCATCAAATACTGTGTTGACAATTACTTATCGAAAAAATACACAAAGAAACTCAAATGCTAAAATCGGCGGTATAACGAAGATGAGCAATACAATTATTAGTTTTGATGACCCGTCGGCTGTCCCTGCTAATATCGCCAGCGACATTCGAAGGTCTATGGAGGCGTATAACGAAGAAAAGATTGTTGGTAGCCGAGCACGACCCACCAACGATGAGCTTAAGCGCCGAGCTTTCGATAACTTCGCAACACAAAATCGTGCGGTCACAGTTCAAGACTTTGAGGCTGTGGCCTATGGCATGCCTCCAAAGTTTGGCTCAATCAAGAGAGTGAGTGTGGTTCAAGATCCTGATTCTTTTAAGAGAAACTTAAATTTGTATGTGCTAGCAGAAGATTCAAATGGCTACCTAACAGAGGCAAATAACACGCTCAAAGAAAATTTAAAAATGTGGCTAAATAGCTACAAGATGATTCACGATACAGTTGATATTCTAGACGGGAAGATTGTAAATTACGGTATAGAATTTCATGCAATTGCAAATCCCGAATATAACAAGTACGATGTTTTAGCAGAGTGTCAAAATATTATTGCTAATAATTTTAGACAACCGCTATTCATGGGCGAACCGCTTTATATTACGGATGTCTACACCTTGCTAAACAAGAACGTAAAAGGACTTATTGATGTTAAGTCAGTCAAGATAGTGCCAAAATTTGCGGGACCATATTCTAGAACAACATATGATTTTAACGATCAAACTTCTGCGGATGGAAGGGTGCTAAGGGTGCCAGATAATGTTTGCTTGGAGCTAAAGTTCCCAGCGTCTGATATTAAGGGGACAATTGAGTAATGGCTATTAAAAGATATTACGCTAGTGCCGACAACACTATCACAAATGCGTTTCAGTCTGATTTGCGGACCCGTGGCACAGGTGCAAACATGGGCCTGTCCGACATTCTTGAAGTCTTTTCAATCTACGGACAAGCATCCTCTGGGTCTCAAGAATTATCACGAGCCTTAATTAAATTTGATCTTAGCGGTTCAGCGAATACAGTTCGCAGTGACTCCGATGCAGGCAAACTAACTCTATCAAATAGGGCAACAGCCGTGTTAACTGCGCTCAGTAAAACTTCTGGCGAAGCGAACACGAGAACCTTAGTAGTTACTGATGTAGAAGGGAACGCCGTTACCTTTTCAATAGATAATAGTCTTACAACTTCTACAGCAACAAAAATAGCTTTTGGCAACGCAAACAGCAATGCGAACCAGTTCGCTACTAATATTGCTGCTGCTATCAACGCCGCTAATAGTGCAGGAACCCTAAAGATAAAAGCAACATCAACTGTTACAAGTGCAGGAGATGAGATAGTTATCTTAACTATGGTCAAGCGTGGCTCAAGTGGAAACTCTGTGACAGACATTTCCGGCACTTCGATCACGGATTCAGTGATTACAATTAACAATCAATTTCAAAATGGCGCTGATGAAGCAAGCTTCTATCTACGTTTATTTAATGCACCCCATGGGCAAACACTCCCGAAGGATGCCATTCTGGTAGTCGAGGCATTACAAAAAGATTGGGATGAGGGTCGTGGCCTAGATATGGAAGAATACACTGACTTGACTAACGGTGATGGTGGATGTAATTGGGAGTTTGCTCAAGATGGTCCGGGTGCCACAAGAGTGGCTTGGGATCGAAATGGAGGAAACTTTCATCAATCTCCAACATTTACAGCGTCTTTTGCTGCTGGAGGAAGTGGTATTACTGGTAGTGGGCCAACAGCGGATCTAGAGCTTAATGTAACTGATTTAGTTTATGATTGGTATGATTATGACGGCACGAATGGTAAAAAGAACTATGGATTTATAATAAGACTTACTGGATCGCAAGAGGCAAAATTTGTTGGCAACCCTGCTGGTGCAGATCATGATGGAAGTCTAAATAACCTTACAGGCTCTACTACTTCATTTTACACTAAAAAGTTTTTTGCACGAGGCACTGAATTCTTCTTTAAGAGACCAGTGTTAGAGGCCCGCTGGAATGATTCCATTAAAGACAATACAGGAAATGTATACTTTAGTAGCTCGCTTGCACCGCAGGCAGAAAACTTAAACACAATCTACATGTACAACTATGTGCGCGGACAGCTTAGAAATATTCCCGACATTGGCACCGGACCAATTTATGTCCAGCTATATTCTGGTTCTATTGGCAATACAGTGCCATCCACTTCATCAATCTTACTTCCGCAAGGCGGTGGTGTCGTTGCGGCAGGGGGTTCTGGCGACCAGCCGGTAGGCACGGTCATCACTGGAGGCTATGTCGCTACAGGCATATATTCGGCGTCTTTTGCAATTACTTCCTCTACTGACGACTATAATCCGCCCAATCGATTGTTCTCATCAGACTTAACAAAAGTATTTGCGGTCTGGGCTAATACTGGAAAACATGACCAAACAGGAAGAATAGAGTTTTTAACATCTTCATTCTTCCCTAAGAAGTTTGATACACCATCACAAAACCCAAACACAACATATGCTTCTAATATAACAAACCTCAAGTCAATTTACTCAACTAATGAACAAGCGCGCTTTAGAGTTTATGTCAGACAAAAAGATTGGAATCCAACTATTTACACTAGAGCCACTTCAGAAGCACAAACGCTAACAATTGATAGTGGGTCGTATAGATTCTATAGGGTTATTGATGAGCTTGATGTTATTCCATACGGTACAGGGAGCCTTTTGCACACTCAGATGTCATATGATGTCTCCGGTAATTACTTTGATGTCGATATGGGACTTTTTGAGCCCGGATATGCATACGCGATCAAGCTCGCCTATTACAACGGATCTGTTGGTTCCTATATTGAGCAATCAGAAACGTTTAAATTTAGAGTGGAATAGGCTGTCTCATGAGTATTAAAAAGCTTTTCGACAAGGGAAAAACAAGTCAAGTCGTAACATCCACTGATTTGCAGTCGCTATCAGAGGATGCCGAGTCTGCTGAGAATATTAAGCAGAGATTTGAAGATGTAAATCGATTCGTACCAACTGTAGACTTCTCAAATCCTGAGAATTTTGCTAGGTTCGGTTCGGCTGAAAAGTATTATACCGACGCGATGGATAGAATTGTTCGGTATTATCCTTATGATGGTTCAGAAGCAGAGTTAAATGAGTACCAAAACGAGTCTAGCTACATAGACCGTTACGTTTTTGATAATCTGTATCCAAGAACTACAGGTTATGCTAATTTTTCTCCACATGATAGCACTAATGATAACGGTGGCTGGGGTGCAAACGACACAAACCCTCTTGCCGCAAACCAGTATTATGGCGAGCCAACAACCAAAGAGTACATCGAAGTTCGCGGAGGACCACACACTGGCTCTAACGGCATGCTCTCTGGTGCCCTTGGTATTTCTTTTACAGGCTCGAACTACTACAGCACAGACATTTACAATCAGTCTGGCCACTCACCAGTTGGGCGAGACGGAACAAGAGAATCTAATTTACGAATGAACTTGGACGACGGTATTACTGTCGAGTTCTGGCTAAAGAAAGAATCATTCGTTGCTGCAAAAACACAAAAAGAAGTAATTTTTGACCTGTGGAACCAGACAACAGGCTCAAATGCTAGCCACGGACGCTTTAGGGTTGAACTAACTGCCTCTGGTTTTGCAGAGGACGGCGCTAATCCGTTTAGGCTCACACTCGTATCTGGCGCAGTTGCAAATGGATTAGTTGCAGGGGATGGATTTCAAAACATGCCACTCGGTGGCACAACCATCACCACTGCGTCAATTGCAGATAATAAATGGCACCATTATGCTTTCTCGGTGGTCAATGGCGTAGACGAGAATGTCGTGCGATTTTATCGTGACGGACACTTAGTAGACACGGTTAGAACAGGCTCGGCGACAACAGGCGAGATCACTGGCTCCTTAATTGGCTACATTGGTGCTCTACAAACACATCCTAACTTACCAGTTGGCTCTTCTATTCCAGCCGATGGCATGGTTGGTTGGGGTAAGTTGTCTGGGTCTATCGATGAATTTAGATACTGGAAAGCGCGCCGAACGAGTGAACAAATCAAAGAAAATTACTTTACTCAAGTTAGGGGCGGCACAAACACGGATGTTGCAAACGCTGAACTTGGCGTGTACTTTAAGTTTAACGAGGGTATCACCGGAGACGCCACTCTTGACTCGACAGTGTTGGACTACTCAGGTCGTATATCTAATGGTATTTGGACAGGCTATGCAGCAGACGCTAGAAGCACAGGTTCTGCAATCTTAGAGTACAGCGGATCGACAAAGACAGAATATAAAGATCCAATTATTTACCCAACTCACCCAGACGTTCAGTACCTACGCACTAATTTAATCGCATCCTCCAGCTTTCACGATGTTAGAAACAATTCTTCCATCTTCCAGTCATTACCATCTTGGATGATTGAAGAGGATGATGAGACAGGTGGCCAACTCAAAAACTTAACTCAAATTGTGGGCAACTACTTTGACACATTGTTCTTGCAGATTGAGGCGATGAAAGATTTGCATGTGCCAACCTACCAGACTTCTAGTGGTAAGGCACTGCCATTTGCTAACAGACTGTTAGAATCTAAGGGATTCATAAACTCAGAGATTTTTGCAAATGCTGAAGTGTTAGAGGCGGTTATGAACCGTGACACTGAGCGTGAGTACAGCGACGATCTGCATAATGTTAAAAACTTAATTTATCAAAACATCTATAATAATTTAGTTCACATCTTTAAGACTAAGGGCACCGAGAAATCATTCCAGAACTTGATTCGATCATTCGGTGTTGATGAAGAACTAATCAGAATTAATCTGTACGCAGACAACACCACTCAGTTACTTAGAGATAACTTTAGGCCAAAAGCAGCAAAGAAAAACTTTGTTGATTTCTATCAGACTGACAATCAGGACGCTGTGGTGACACATGACGTGCTACCTAGCACAACATCAACTATTAAAAATCCCGATGCTGTTGGGGTAACATATATCTCAGCTTCACACAAAGACTTCTCTACAACCGCTGAATCTGAAGTAATCTTTCCAAGACTAAAAGATCCGGGCGACCCCGGATTTATTGAACTGTCATTTACAGACTCATCAATCTTTGGATGGGACCAAGCCGACGCCGACCCCGACGATTTTATTAAGCCATCGGGCGGATCAGGGTATCAAGTTTTGGCTATCCGCCCAGATTTAGAGTCTAAAGATGCATTCTTTAAACTCGTAGACAGAAGTAATAATTTAACAATTGCAACTTCTAGTCTTTTCAAGGATGTCTACGAAGATAATCGTTGGGTTTTTGCGCTTAGAACCAGAAATGCTTTAACTTCCTCTATTACACCAACAAGCCCCGCAGTGTCGCATGGCATGGGAACATTTTTAACCGGCGCCATCGGTGTGAGAGCTAAGGCAACAATTACTGTTATTGATTCTAGCTCTCCTCCGGGCGTACCTTTCATTGGAGAAGGTGATACTATCGAGTTAATCTCGACTGATGGGACAACAGTGACTCTCACCATGCAAGGCACGGGTGGCTCTACCACGTCCTCTGAGACCAGCGGCACAACGTTAACTGCTAAAACCTTGTCGGCCGGAAGCTATGCTAGTTCTACTCTTCATGCTACAGCGCAAGCGGTTGAAATTCGGACAGCGATTAATCATCACACCAAATTTAGTGCGACCAACACTGCTAACGTAATAAGTATAGTACAAGCAGAGGCCGGCGCATCTGGGAACACCACGCTCACAATAACAGAACTTGGCGCAACCGGAATGTCAAATACTAACTTCGTCGGCGGAGCCAACGCCAACCGTGTCGAGGTCAGTCTCTATGGTGTTCACACAGCCTATGACAGGATTCAAGAAGAATTTGCTCTAAGTGGTACTGCGATTCATTCCGATATCACAGTCCCGAGAAGATATTACGTTGGTGCTAGAAGAACTAACGTTACAGGCGGCACTGTCAACGAAAAATCAAGCGTTAAGGTTGGTTACCTAAGGCATTGGCAAATGTACTTAGACAATCATGTTATCCAAGCTCACGCACGAGATACAGAGAACTATGGTACATTTAATCCGTTGCGTAGCACTTACCTGCTAGAAAATCCTCTAACCGGAACATACCTACCCGAGATTCAAACGCTTGCATTTAACTGGGACTTTTCAAACGTAACAGCCTCCGACGCATCCGGCGAATTCACACTTCAGGACTTTTCTTCAGGCTCATTGTTGAAGCGCAGATTCCGCGATCCTGATATTGATCCAATTGTTAACAATCAATATAACGCACGCGGTTACTTCTTCAAGACAAACACGACAGCAGCCGTGGATACAAATTATATTAGCTCTGCTCGCTACAGGTTACCAGAAGTCATGAATAGCCATGACATGATCGACATCAGAACACAAGATGACCTAACATTTACAAAAGAATCAAGACCAATTAGTCATTTCTTCGCGTTTGAAAAGAGCATGTATCAGGCCATTTCAGAAGAAATGATCAACATGTTTGCTGGCATTAATGAGTTCAACAATCTAATTGGTGAACCCGTTAACCGATATCGTCATGAATACAAGGATATGTCTAAATTAAGGCAGATTTTCTATGAGAATGTAGAGAACACGCCCGATCTAGACAAATATCTATCTTATTACAAGTGGCTAGACACTGCTTTGGGCGAGATGCTACAACAATTAGTACCAGCGTCATCAAGATTCTCTGACGATGTTCGCAACATGGTCGAGGATACAGCCCTTACAAGAAATAAGTATCGTCATATTCTTCCAACACTTAGAACGCCAAATACTGTCATTGAGGGACAGATTAAGGGCATTGAGGAGCACCTCTACAATTGGAAGATTGGCCATGCCCCAATGAATAACACGGGCACTAAAGTCGTCCACCCACAGCCAGAAGATAAACACTGCCTCTGGTGGAGACAACGTGCTGAGCGTCAAGGCGCATCTGTAACTTCTGATAGAGCATCCGTTGACAGGTCAGCCGCGCAAGTTGCAATTATTGATGAGCAGCGAAACATTTACAAGCGTAAAGGTTATTCCTATATATCAGCCTCTGTACCGCAGTTCGCAGCCCTTCAGGGCACCGATGGTGTCACAAAGGTTGGAGTAAACAACGTTCCAATTTACACTGGTTCTTACTATCCAAACAACAGATTCTCAAGAGTCTACCGACTGTTCATGGGTGTCGGCTTTAACAGCCTATCAATAATTGGTGCATGGAATGGGTACTTGATTGCCGGTCACAACCCGGTAACAGGTCCAAACACAAAGTATACTTACTGGAGAACAACAGTTGATCCAGCAGACACTACTAAATTAATTGAAGTTTCCAGTATTATTGATGAGAGCGGCTGCGAGTATGCAGCGGCATTGCTACCTTCACCCGGCACGTTTCCATCTAAAGATCTGCGCCCCGGTGGTGTTGTTTCACTATCAGCTACTACCACAGCAGGTAGTCTTGCTGGAAAGGCTAACAATTTACCATTTAGCCTTTATAAATCAGACGTTACAACGGGCTACAAAGCTTCAATCTCCAATGTTAATATTAAAACTACAACTGGTGCTACAGTTGCAGGCGGTCTTGAACTTAACAATTTACATCAAGACATAATTGAAACAGGCGAAGCTTCTATGCAAGGCCCGTTCACCGAGAAGTATGTTGGCGGATTACCACATAGGCACGTTGACATAAATACAAAGAAAGGCGGCAACTTTGATGACCCAACTACCCGCGTCGAGGGATTTGTGGTTGTCCCAAGCGCCAACACTATCCAAGTCCGTGCCCCATCCGCCGCGTCAGATGATCGGGGCAGTTCCAGTCCAGAGGTCAGAGGCGACTTCTACAGAAATACAAAAGTTAAAAGACCTGTTAACGTTGCCAATATTCGTCAGTTAACAGGATCGTCCCAGCTAAATCATATTGGTAACTTCACATCATTCAGAGAAATTGTTCAAATTTCTGATCGAGATGCCAACAATAGATCATTTGTTAAGCATGAAGGTAAAGGTCCATTCCTTGAGAATAGCAGGGCTAAGAGGAAAAGACGTGGTAATGTGAACCTTCTCACTAATAATTTATTTCATCGTCTTGGAGAGTTCAAGGACGTTGCGAAACCAAACTTCTATATCTCTGGCTCATCACATAGAGAGAACGACATTATAAGTTTGGGAGGCAATCAGTTTGCTGAATCCAACACAACAGATTATATCTTTGTCGAAAGATTCTCCGCACCCGGTGGCCCTGAAACAGCGGGTGATTCCATGGGTGGTGCAGCCCTTGACTTTGGCTCCGCACAGTATTCACCATACAACAATCTAAACTATCGTAACCTGACTGTAAGGCTTCCCCTCCGCCGGCTTTTAACAGAACACGCAAATCAGTTTGGCTTCTCCTCTGAGCCTGACGCTTTAAAAGCAACTGCAACCATTACTGTTACGGTTGCCAATGTAGACAACATTGGGCAAGGCGACACGATTGAGCTAACGGCCACAAATGGAAAAACGATCACCTGTACTTTACAGGGAGTAGGAGGTACGACAACTTCTACAGCAACGGATGGAAATGTGCAAGCCGCGACATTCGCATCAGGTACAGATAACACACTTCAAGCAACTTCGCAAGCAGTTGCAATTGCCACAGCAATAAACAGCAACAACTTCTTTACTGCAACCAATAACGCCAATGTTGTTACAGTAACTCAAGCTGTTGGCGGCGGAGTTGGCAATACCGCAATTACTATAACGGAGCTTGGTGCAACCGGATTGACAAAGACAGATTTCCAAGGCGGCGCCGGCCGGGCATCGACCGTTAACTCTTTCGACTATAGGGGTATACCAGCCTTCCACGACGTTAATAGAAACTCTAGACTACGGTTTGAGTTCTCTAGTTCTAGACAAACAGCCGAGACTGTAATTAGAAAGAAAACACATGATAACTTCTTTGTTCAAAGAGAGATCCCACAGTCTGAGACACAATATGCTTGGATCACCGCATCTCTTACGCACATTCCCGGTCATCAAACAACAGTTCTTGGGCATCCACACCCAGACGGTACAGTGTCTAGTTCTGTTGCATTCGATTATGGTCTCGCTCAAGGTGCAAATACAGCAATTGCTAGCACAACAAAAACTGTCGGACCCGGCTTCATCCCCGCACTAAACTTTGTTAGTGCGAGTGATGTAGTAAGTAAAATAGGCGGTGGCGTCCGCCGCTGGCTTGGACCCGGTGGCAATGTAAGCCATAACACAAATGGTGGAGCCGATAAACGCGCCGTAAATTCAACTTTTCCTAATGGATTTCTCCCAACTGACTTTGTTGGAATGAATGGAAACGTGCGTCAAGTTATTAATACTGGGTCACTAATCCTATCCGGCGCCGCACATGCTTTCCACAATGACTTGCCACAGATTGGCACCGCTCCATTTTATCGAGCATCTCATCTATATATCAATTCCATAGAGGGTTCCGATACTGGCGAGTTCACACAAATTACTAGTGAGCCTCGAAAGGGTGACACAACAGTTCTAAATGCCCTCAACCTTAACCGCAACGGCCCTTACGGATATCCTTCCTTCAAACAAATTAGAACAGGCGAGACTCGTATTGGTAGATATCTGCGACGAAACAATATTATTTCGTTTAACGAAACACCGGGTAGACACTTAGTGTCTGAAGACGCTGGTCGTGGCCGCGAAGAAAAAATTGAAAGATTTGGAACACTAAAGCAATTCCGTGAGCCAGTAGCTGTTAGCCGCCACAAGCCAGCCAAATTTATGGTTGGAATGAAAGAGACTTACGAGGATTCAGGCAGGACTGTAACCAAAACCAGACCGGTAATGATTGAGGCAACCTATGGAAACGACTTAGGCTTCTTCTCTGACAGAGAACTGGACGATGCAAAGGGCTTTGTTAAGCCCAAGCCTGTTGGTTACAGAACAGTTGGTGACTTTTACCTCAGGGGAGGACTGGAAAGTCCAGCTACCCCAGTTGAAAGCTTTATCGACTTTAGATACGCTGACACAGTTTATCCAAAAGAAAAGAACACATACATGCTCAAGTCTCGTTCTAGAAATGCATTCGCAAATAATTTCTGGAGAAATAATCCTCTTGATAGACTAGAACTTGGCCAATCAAAAGTAAGATTCAACGGAACAACTCCCGATGACTTGGATGCCGCTTCAGGTGAAGCGTTTACTCCAAAGCAAACAAAACTTAGTTCGTGGAGCTTGGACGGTCCACCAATCGGACAGTTTACCACAGCGTCAGTAAGTGTATTCAATGTGCTAACTGGTAGTGAGGTTGGCATCTTGCAACATAGAAGTGCAATTTTGCACTACGGCAACAAGCACACTATGACAGCCTCTGTAATTTATGCTCGTCCGCACTTGTTAGAAGCTACTGCATCTGTTAGATCCCCAGTTGGCCCATCAGCTCCTTCTAGTTCTGCCTCGATGATTCTAGCTGGTAAGCCACTTGGTCGTATGAAGATCTTTGGCGGTATTACAGCTTGGGAAGCTGGTGAGAATGCTGGTGTTGTGAATGATGATGGTGTATTTGTGAAGAGACCTACGACACCTTTCTATGATTCATACGATGATTTCGCTGAAGATCTTCGAGTTGTAGCCAAAGACTACTCCATCGTCCCAGAGTTTAGAATTAGCGAACATATGGACTTTTATATTAAAGAGAAACAAGGTAATTTCTTAGCGGATAATCCAAAGCTGCTGTCCATCTTTGGTTCTCCCACAGGTTCAACAGTTCCACAGAACAGCTCAGAAAACGATTTCTTTACAGTTTATTCAAATACAGACTTTATGAAGCACTTTGCAGAGGTGAAAGAGGAGCATAAAGAAATTGCCAAGCCTTCAGAAATTACCTTAACATGCAAAGCAGCCATGAAGTTCTTGCCGTATAACGGATTTTATCCTGCTGAGCGGACAGTTGATATCGCGACACAATTCTCAAAATCATATGGCGATCAAGTATCATTCACGGGTGATGACTCGGTGTTCAGCAGTGCTAGAATAAGACCATTGGTCGCGCCGCTTTTCGCCCCCGGTATTATGTATAATTCAATTAAGTCTGGCATTGCAGTAGACTATCCAGTATACACATCGTCTTTCAAGCGGCACAATCCAAAAGATGCCGGTGATTCAAACGTAGCTACAAATTATATTATGATGTCTACTGCATCCAGCCCGAGGCTTGACGCTGGGGGCAAACTTGCGGGATGGGACTTTAGAGTTCCTTTTGAGACCATTATTGAGCCAAAAAGATTTATTACAAATCTATCATTTGTTGATATGGAAGTTCATCCATCTTCGGCAATGGATATGACAGCTTCATGGGATGGCCAAGGCGATGAACTTTATGAGCGAATGTCTAACAACTTCTTTGCCGCAGTCCCTGAGTTCTTCTTACCAGCAGGTGAATTTTCCACACTCAAGTCAAAGCCATCAAAACAATTCAAGTCTTTAGACACTGGTTCAGTTTATGGCCTAAGAATCAAACTAAGAAAGTCTTATAATAGGGGTCGCCAGCCCGGTCGCCTAAACCAATACATTGTTCCTAATGATACTTTCCTTGATTTTAATTCTACCACTGAAGGCAAGCCGTCCTTGAGAGAAACTTTTACGATGTACAGTCGCCCTAGCGCCTTCGGACCTCCGATGTCTGGTCGCGACCAATTAGGGGCCACTGGATCGGCTGCATTGGAGCAGAACACTTTCTCAAGACAATTGTTACCCGATTCTCTGCTCGGTATGAACCCCAGCTTCACGCCTCCATATTATGATGGAGAGGCATGGTGTGATGTTTTGTTCCGGCCTAGTTCAAGCTTTGCAACGCTTGGAGATATTCTCGCTGGATCTAGAAAACTATATTGGCGATTTGATAAGCTTGGCTTGGGTACTCAACCCGGCGCTAATACGCAGCCATACGGGCAAATTAATATTAATAGGTTTGCCATGCAGCTTAGCTCATCATTCAATCTATTCCAAAGAGTTCAAGAACCAAACGTTACTTTTGATGCAGACGGCAACCCTATCACGATAGGCGAGTCTAGCGACGACAAATCAGTTTGGGTAATCCAGCCAAAATTTGAAACGCCAATGTTTAACTTTAACGATCAATTTGGTGTGAATCCAATCGTTGCAGGTACAAACTTTACAGTGCCAACAAACAACTCAGAGTCAGTCACGAGAGGTATATGGCACCAGTTCGGTGTGTTCCCTACTGACCCACAGCAGGGCATTTTCTTAGATATTGAGGATATCCCACAAAACTTCCTCATTAACAGAGTTAAGAATTACGGTTCTTCATCATTCTTTAACAATAACAACGGCCACCGTATTGACGAGAATGCTGCTAACATTGATGATACTAACATCAAGGGTTTCTATGGTGGCTCTGGTACAAATCGAGTACCTTTCAAATCACTTTTAGATGTTGTGCAATTTGACAAGAAAACTATGCGACTAGGTGAGACAGCACAAAAACTCACAGCTAGTGAAGCAGTCGTCGCTGTGCCATTTATTGAAGAGGGCGGACAGCGCAAATTCTTTAACGTTGATAAGACACTAGTTGATAAAGTTATAGCAAACCCAAGAACAGAAGAAGTAGGTGAATCTATTAAGCACATGGTTAACAGCCTAGATAAATATGTCGTGCCTCCAACTATGGACTTCGTGGCGTTTAGGGATCGTGTTGACCCAATTGCGATGTATTTCTTTGAGTTCGAATTTGAGTTTGATAAGAACGACTTGTCTCATATGTGGCAAAACCTCATGCCACCTTCTGGCAAGATTGTCAAGAAATCAGAAACTAAGGTTGGACACAAGCTAGTGTTAAACGAACTACTTGGGAATGTAGCTGGTGAAACTGGAGAGTCAATTGACGACAGATTACAGTGGATGGTATTCAAGGTCAAGCAGCGCGCAAACACCAATTACTTCTCAAAGGTTGCAGGTGCAAATACAGACGCTGACCCCCGCTTCAGGAAAGAGTTCAAAGCAGGCCGAGCCAGCGAAGAAACAACAGTGCAGGATAGATTTAGCTTTAACTGGCCATTTGACTTCTTCTCAATGGTTGAGTTAATTAAGCTAGAGTCTGAGATTAAGTTCTCTGCACCCGATAAAGATATTGACGAGCGACTAGTTATTAAGTCGGATAAAGACACAGTAGACAGTGGGGTGAAGGCCGCACCAGAAAGTGCTACAACAACAAGTCTTTTGCCGTCAAAGGAATGATAGATGCTTTTTGCTAACAAAAAAGAAGAAGTAATAGACATAGAATTGACGCCACACGGTAGATATCTTTTATCACTTGGGCGTCTCAAGCCTGTGTATTATTCATTCCATGATAATAATATTCTTTATGATGGTCGATATGCAGAGATCGTGGAGTATTCAAAAGATATTGAAGACAGGATCCAACACGAGACGCCACAACCCAAGACATTGAACACGAGAGCTAGCAGAGAAAAGAACACAAAGAGAATTTTTGAAACAAATCTCGCGTTGGCTAGTAGCGTTGACAGAGCAACAGAGCTTGCATCTGTCGCCCAAATGAATGAGCAGAAGGCTTTCTTGGCAACGCATCCAATTGGAACATGCTCACCAACCACAGATCAGGCACCCAAATGGTCAATTAAAGTATTGAACGGGGAGATTAGTGGATCGATCCCTTACCTGACCTCTAGCTACCAGACTTTAGAAATTCCACAAATTGATATTGATGTGGTCTACAAGACTGCTATTTTGGATGTGAATGATCCGGGCTTAGTGTTACCAATCAAGCCAGACCCCGCACTTTCTAGCAACGTGTACAGTGATGGAACTTATGTGGCGATTGATCCAGACCACTTGTTGCTAGAAATCTTAGAGGAAAACACTGAATACAATAAAACAAACTTTGAGGTTGAAGTGTTCGAGGTAGAGAACGAAGACTATGTATCAGCTAAGGCTGGCCTCTCAGGCACGGAAGTTAGACAACAAGAATTAAAACCATTATTCTTCAAGAAGCCTGTTGAAAATATTGTCAACAACATTCTAGTAGATGATGCCGAATTGCCAAAGCCGCCAGCGATTGGTGACAATCCACGCATGGTAAATTATTATTTTAATGTTTTTGTAGACGAGGAGATTGATCCTGCTGACATTTGTGAGGCCAAAGAAGAACTTGACAAGAAAAACCTCTTTGTCGATCTCGACGTTGTGTGCGCTCCTAATGCAGCTACTCCAACAAGATACGATGTCTACACCGGACCAGATCCGCTTGCACCTTGTCCAGTACCTCAAGAAGGTACGGACTGTAACGATTAGGAGTCAGTTTAAATGGGTATTTTTGTAAATTCTGTTAACGTTGATGACGCGACTCTTACTATCGGCCTTAGTGCGGAAGAACTTTATCGACCAATCAACCCAGACTGCCCTCCACCCGCTGACAGTAGCTCAGGCCCCGGTGGTGGCCTTAACATAATTCCAAGTGATCCTGTAACTGAACCTCCTTCTGGTTACACTCCCGAAGCCGGTGATAGTGGCTGGTATTATGATGAATGTATGGATTGCTGTTACCCAGTGACAGATAAAATCCTTAATTATATGGAGTTTAAGGTTGCGACATTTCTTTCGCCGGGTTATACTCAAAACATTACTTGTGAGGAAGTAGACGTAGACGCTATAGTCACCTCCGCTGAAGCCGCTGGTGACGCTGTTGTTGTGGCTATTGACCCAAGACTTCATGCTGCTGGGACGCTATCTAATGCGTTGGTCAAGGAGAAGAGCGACGGTTCTCGCGCTTATGAATTAAATTATAATGCCACCATTGAATTGCCTGACGGGGCAGACACTGATCACATTGAAGTGGTGTCATATGTAAATATTGATTTTGAACGAATGAAGAACGATTACGGCTTTGAGGCAGGCAATAATTTGCAAGCAGAGACTATAAAATTGATGGCACTTAAGGCGAATTTAGATAAGGTTCGAGAGCGTGGCAAAGTAAACGAGACAATCCCATACTTTGTGAATCCTGCAACAGGCAAGACATGGACCGGGCCAGTTCATTATCACCCGCCGACAAGAGGCTATATGGGCGGCGCAAAGCACACGATGTTACCACAGCCCCTGTTGGTCCAGAGAACAATGCCGAACTTAAAAGTTGTGGATAATTCCACTACAAAAAAAGAACTATTAGGTTTGGATTTAGGCCGCGCATTAACAAATGACCCATACGATGAAATTGATAGACTAAACAGCACCGGGACTAAACAGCAAGTTGCCAAGACGTTTGTATCAGATCCTGTGTTGTCAAAAACTAACGACGGAAAAGTTAGCTTTGTCTTTTACATGGATCCTGAATCTGTGGTCAGAGCTAACAGTAAATTTCCCGGTATTAGGGAGCAGGGCATTTATCGAAGAACCCCAATTGAAAGCATTCAAATTTTTCGTGAGCGTGCTATCGAAGGTGCCGATCTCACAGAACTAGGCGTCAAAAAAGTTGGCAAGGACACCAGAGGCAAGCAATCACAAGAGAGGGAGCTAGTGGTTTATTCGTCAGACCAAAAGTCATACGGCGAAGACATGCAAACTATGAACGGTGCAGTGAAAGATGTGTACTCAAGAGGACTACAAACTAATAGATATTCCGTTGATGAAGACTTTGATGGCATCAAGGAAGTGGAAGTAGGGATTATTTCTGAGACACCGGTTCGAAACATCACTAGTAGAGGATACCGTGCATTTACAGTAGAAGACATGCAAATCTCTAATAGAACTTCAGGTAAATTTAGATATTCCACTGAGATTGAATTTAAAGATCCAACTGTAGCTTATATTAATCGAAAGCTAGCCGTGATTTGTGAAGCCAAAGATAAGTTAGAGGAATTGGTTTCGTTCATTGACAATGTAAAAGCTTACGATATGTTGAACAAAAAATACACTAGAGATTATAAGAAAAGGTACAAGAGGGCACATACTAGAACCGCTAAGATGGTGACTAGAGAGGTCATGAAGCTGCTAAAAGCAATTACCGGACAAAGCTTTAGTGCGGCACAAAATTATATGATATCTAACCTAAGTGTTCAGAACGGCAGTCCTCAAGGTATTGAAAATATAATTGAAGTGATAGGCTCAATAGAAGACAAGCTAAAGCTAGCTCTTGGCAACAGTATTGACAATGCAAATACAAATAATGCTGGCGCTGAAAAAGATCCTACTATCTCCAAAAAGTCAAATGCAGATTTGGGGATGGTTCGCGTAGAAAAAGAGTTTGATGCAATTGTCGATCAAACAAATGAGCGCCCATTGAAACTAGACTACACAACCGCAAGGGCCAATAGCTTCCCCAGCATGACTGACAAGTCTTACGAAGAGAGAATCAATTTAGAACGTAGAAAGTTCTACTCAGACTCGAATACTCGTCGTAGGAATAACGCTAAAAGTAGGTCTAATTTACCTAAAAGAAAGCTTCAAGCTCTTAGTAGAAGTCGTAACAGATCAGATTACAGCTACCTTACACCAGCATTTGTTAGATGTGGCACAACAACCATGGATCTGGTTGGTGACAATACACAGATAGACAATCTAGAACAGTATAAGAGTATTAATTTTAGGTCCGCAAGAGGTAATAAGCCACTGTCTGTTGAAGCACCACCTGAAAATACTAGCATGCTAGAATTATCTGAAGACATATTGACAGAGTTGGGAATCTCTGTAACGCTACGCCCAACAGAATCAAGTAAAGACAAGCAGTACAATAGTGATAGCACTAAGGTATTTGGATCAAAAAGCTTTGCTGACAAAAACACTGAACCGGATAGGATTGCAAAGAAGCCAAAGAGAGATAGATTTGTGATGTCGGCCACCGAAACCATTGCCACAGCGGTATTAAACAAGGCTCAAGATACCGACATATTAAATCCAGATGCGCCAATTAATCAAGACCAAGAAATTCCAGACATAACGGATGCGACAGAGAGTCGAAAGCTTGCAATTTCAAAATTTGATGTCCTAAGAGAGGATAACATCTTAAATGATCTTGATGCATCTAAGATTGAACAAATGCCAATTGGCTTACGAGCATTGTTTGATTCAAGAGACGATGCAAGATTTAATTGGGTCGATCATGATCTTGACCTTGTAAAGGATCCAAGAGTGCAAGATATATTTACTTACAATCAAGGTAGCACTGTAAAAGTTGAATATTTAGCCGACTTTGAATCAACCTTTGGCGGCAAATCACTTAAGAAGCCGCGATACTCTCCACTAACAAAAGAAGTGATAGATAGTGTCCCTGAGGGAGAATCCCTTCTCGTCAGATTGCGACCAATTAGTCTAAATGAATTTGGCGTTCCAGACGATTCGGTGCCCAGCTTAGGTGCTGATATATTGACAGAAAACTTTTTTATCACCTCGACTACGCCTTCAACAACAGGAGTAGTTGCAGTTGACCCGGTTACAAGAATGGAGGAGAGTCCAGAGATTACTGATGTCGAAACGCAAGTAAATGCAGTATACGACATGATCCCTGACGAGCCTTCGACTGTATCATATGTTTGTGTCGCAGGCGTTTCTGGCCGCATCCAGTCTGCAAATCTAGGCGCAACACTTTTTGCTGGCGATTCACGCCCCGGCCCTTTAATGCGGCCAGTTAGTTCAACGAGCACAGGAGGCGGCGGTTACTAATGAGTTTAACTAAAAAATACGTTTACGTCCATCACTGTAGTTTAGCTGAAGACACGCCTGATAATTTTAGAAAAGTTATGGGTCGGGCTTGGGTGCCAAGCTCTAGACTTGGGTTACAGTACGGATTTAATGTAGATCCTCCCGTTATGGATATGACATTTGGGCCTTACTTAGAGTGGGAGCACGATTATTTCTTCTCGACCCAAGTACCAGCAACAACTCAGCTAGTCTCAATTAAACCAAATCCGTACTACTTCCCGCCGATCCCTGATGCCGAAGAGCCTTGTTGCGGTTGGTATGCATACCTCGGAAGGTTCTTTGCAGATCATTTTAGTAGTGGTAATCCGCTACAGATCCTAAGAGGAGTTCTAAAAGACAGAGTTGCTGGCTATAGAGCGTCCCTGTCTGATCTCGGCTACTCTGGGCCAATCGACCAGAAGTATTTCCCAGATGACTCGTGCGGAAGAAGGCTAAATTATGGGCCAATCCAGTCCGACGACCCTGAAGACACGCCACCACCTGAGGTTAATATTCCGGGTGCGATGGCCTTGGTCTCAAATTCAATGGCCGTTCCTGTTAACCCAAACCAAGCCGGTCCAGAACCAGAACAAGCCGAAACAAATAGGGCAAAAGTCAGGTTGTTCAGAGACCTTTGGTTTCAAATGTTCGCGCCTTTTTCAGAGCTTGAAGATGGGTATCTTGAAGGTAAGCCTAAGGCAATGGTTGGCGATGTTAAATTTAGCTATAACTTTTTCCTAGAGGCCTACGAGCGTCAGCTCAGAGGAAATACTTTACCAGAAATTAGAATACCAAACTTATACTTGTCCGTGTATAAGGACGGATCAGTACCATATGTGCTATATCTAAGTGAAAATGTAGGCTGTAGATTCAAAGAATTTGCTAAGTTAGTTCTGCAAAAGGGATACACAGAGTACCTAATTCCTGTTAAGCAGCAACCGTTTTTACAAGATAAGAATGTGTATTCTAAATCATTCCCGATGGATGCCACAGTTTCTTTCAGCACTGACAGGAATACTTTTGTTGCAGATGCTCTTGAGGACTCGAAACTAGAGTGTAACATGCTCCGTAGAGTGTCGGAAGGCGAGGTCAGGCTAGACGTTGCAACCACACCGCCAACTGCTTTTACTCCAACCTCTGAAGGCAACCTCAAGCCACCCCCTGAAGAGACAATGGAGTTTGCCTATGCAAAGCGTTACTACGATACTTTGTCGAACGCATATACTCCAAAAGCAAGCGTGCCAAATCAAGTAAGCAATTATAAAGCATCTTACGGCCCGTTTGGTAGAGACTTGAGGACGTTCGATTTTTATCAATGGATGATGAGTCTACCAGATATCCCTGCTTCTTCAGTGTCGTTCCCCGGCGATCATGTTTTTCTTGGTAACCAAAACGATTCCACCGACATGGCCTTAAGGTCCGGCCTATACCAAAGAGACTTGTCATACTTGGCGAATTACTTTATTATGTCAGGTAAGGTTAACCAGATAGCCGAAACCCATCTCAGAACTTATCAGCAAATGATGAGAGGTGACACACCACACTCCGAAACTATTCTTTATAAATTATCTAAGTATTCGACAGCCGAACTACAACAGCAGTTAGAGACAGTTCTATCTTCTAGTCCAATGTTGCGCGATCAGATCTTGCTTGGTAACGATGGGACCGCTGCCTTGGCTGGTGAAGACTTTGAAAAACTTGAAGCTATATTCGACGAAATTGAACAGATCGGCATTACTCCAATTCAAAATGTGTGGATTCCCAACTCTAACTCAATTGACATTTTTGAATATGTTGATACACAAGTAAAGTATAATAAAGAGTACACATACGTTGTAACTGCATACCAGTTGTCTGTTGGGACCGAGTATTTTTACTCTCAGTATTTTGGCCAAAGACCAGAAGATCCACAGCCACAGCCATGTGAAAACGCTACAATTGGTAATCAAGCCATTGCAGGAGTCTACAATCTACAAGAGTCACCTCTGGATGTAACAGGGGTTCCACCAACAGGAACTGCTGTACCGCTATTAAGAATTGTTTACGATGCCTCGCTATCCGAAGGAGAAAAGTACAATCTTATAAACCAATTACTGTCAGAGAACAGCCAGTGGAAAAGCTTAACTGGTGGTGGAACGGTTGATACCTGCGAAGGTACTGGCATGGCAATCCTCAGAAGGCAGATCTCCGATGGAGGCACCGACCAGTCAGGGCAAAGTTTTGGTCCCGAATTTGAATACCTTGTGCTTTGTTACTGTTTTGATTTCTTCAACCCCAATCCAGATCAGTGGTCTGTTGTAACAATAATTGAAAACAAGCAAGTAAGATCATCCGGCGATCAAACAGCCGGGACTGGTAAAAACGAACCAGCTTGTACAATTTATGGTCAGCTTAGAGTTGCCCTACGAGCTGAATTAAATTTAGTTGACGCATCATCGATAACTGACGAGATCTTAGAAGTGTTCGGCGTCACAGACCCTGCGGACCTCCCAACCTACCAGAGAACAACCACGGTCAGAGGGCGACTAAGAGCAGAACAGTGCCCAGACGGTTGGATAGAGGGCAAAGTACAGAGACAAGTTACAACAGCAGAAGCCACATCATATGCAGCAGGATTTGAGGTAACTGCACTTGGGGCCACTGAACTTAAAGCAGTCTGCGAATGTCCCGAGCCTGAACCTTGCAGGGAAACCTTCTTGGTTACAACATTCCCAAGTTTAAAAGTTCATGAAATTCCGTACATGTTGTGGTCCGGCAAGGTCACAGACTCTCATCCCGTAGGCCCCGATGTAGAAATTAATCCTTACAGAGCTGTTAATAACGAAATGCTATTCCAGATAGGTGCAGGCCTTGGCGATTACTACGACCGCCCAATTGCCATTTTTGAAAGAGAAAAGGCAATGTTCGAAGAACTGTTAAGATCTCAGCGATCAACTGATGGTAATGTCTTGTTCAGCTCAGACGATCCAGTTAGAGGGTTTGAGTCACTTATGTTAACTGACAAGCCCACAAGATATACTGACTTCTCAACCGGCGTAAGAAAACTTATATCAACAGAGGTTGCAGAAAAACCAAATCAATATGCAGATGCAGTATCTATGGTCGAAACTCTTGTTCCGAATCAAAAATATTATTATATCTTCAGATCTATTGATGTTCATGGGCACGTTTCAAACCCAACACCAATTTACGAAGTGGAACTAGTTGACACAGACGGTGCCATTTATCCATTAATTAATATTTATGAACCAGATCCAAGCTTGCCTGTCGATCTAAGCAAGCAAGGCCAGAGGCTATTGCAGATTAGGCCTGAGTACCTACAATCAGTATTAGATGTAGAATCATCTGGCTTGTCCGATGCGACAACAGCCGGTACACCTACAGGCGGACCCGCTGGAGATCTCAAGCTAGGAACAAGAAGTGAGAGACTGTGGGATAAGAACTTTAAGATGCGCGTCACATCGTGTGAAACTAGAAGGATGCTAGAAATCAATCTCAAATTTAAGACTGAGCATATTGCACTGGACGCCTGCCCCCCAGAGTACGAAAAGACTACGATTAGTGCTAACGATGGCCTCAGTATTCCTGATGGAGTAATGGATTTGATTCCGGGTAGCGAAAGTAAGCCTTCAAACGGTTCAGCTCCGAGATCTGGAGGCGGCTCCACTTCTGGTGGTACAACCGTGACAGCAGATGTTAGCAACACTATATCACTAATAAACGGCTCAGGTGGAGGCACGACTGGCGGTGGATCAACTGGCGGTTCTTCATATTAACAAATAAATTATTTTAACTTGACTATTTACAAAGGAAAAGAACTATTTATATCATAGGAGTACAACATGGCCTTTTTAGATAATAGTGGCGACATCATTTTAGATGCCGTCTTAACAGATACCGGTAGAATGAGACTAGCGAAAGGGGACGGTAGTTTCCGCGTTGTTTCGTTTGCATTCGGAGACGACGAGATTGATTATTCGAATTACACTGCTGTTACAGCGAGTGGTTACGAAGACTTATCCATCTTACAAACCCCTGTCCTAGAAGCTTTTACCAACAACGCTTCTTCAATGAAATCAAAGTTGATTACGATTCCCGATCCCGGTCTCCTGTATCTTCCAGTTGTTAAATTGAACGAGGTATTCTCGAACGACACTAAGCGATTTAACGCCGACAACATTTTCTGTGTCGCTGTTGATGAAGCAACAGCGGTGGATGATTCTAACCTTAATAACGTGGTTGGGATCTTTAATGGTTCAAACCTTAGAGACGCAAAGCGATTTAGGTTGGATCAGGGCATCGATAACTCAGCGATTGCAGCAACTAGAACCTTGGCAGGTTCTTTATTAGAGACACAATATATCATTGAGATTGATAATCGTTTCGGAACAATTTACTCTGCTGATGGTGCGAACGCCGCAGCCGTTTCTTACATTGACGATGACAATATGGCTAGCTACTACCTAACTCTTGATAGTAATCCAAACTTTGTCGGCATGAACACAGAAACATCAGTAACAACAGCCACACAAACAATTGCAGGTTCCAGAGGAACCATTCTAGAATTCAAGATTAAGGCCTCCTTGGATCTAGAGTCAAGCAACCACTTGTTCACTAAACTCGGATCAACTAAGACAATTGAGACCGTAAACTGTCGAACCATCGACACATTTGTTCGAGTCACCGGCCAACGCACAGGATACAGAGTTGATATTCCTGTTAGATTCATTAAGAAGGTATAATAGGAAGGTAACAAATGGCATCTACATATAAAACTTTTAGCAATAACGATCTAGTCACGACAAGAACTCTTCTACACGAAGTTATTCCAATTACCGGTTCTATCGTGTCTGGAACTTATGTCGAAGGAACAACCAACGAGACAAACATTAAGAACTACTCGCACGGCATGTTCCAGTCAGTTTACGACTATCCGTATCTTAGCTCCTCCGCTAACCATATCCTTGATATCACTGTCGGGTATTCTGCGGACTCAGCTCTTTCAAATTCTGCACCGCTCACACAGCAGATGCAAGAAAAGAAAATTAATATCTATTCTCAGATGGCACAGATGCTTGTTGGTTTCGACCACACTGGTGCGATTCGTCCATTTGACAGAGACGGCGATCTAACCGGTGGCAACAAGATCAAAGAAGCATTCTTCCTTTCTTTCGCTCGACTTCTTACCAAAGACGAGATCCAAAAGAACACATTCAGAATGTCCTTCGCAACCGGTGCCCAGACAGCCAACGCTGACATTAGATTCCTTAACTCAATGACAGTGGGTGACTTTGGAGCGGACACCGCATTCAAGGTCAATTCACCAGCAGGCGAGTACGGTATCCTATATACAAGTTCTGCCACTCCTAATCAGGATTCAGGCGTTGGCTTGTTGTATTACCAAGCAGGTATCGCAGTTCTTACTGCATCAGTGTTCACTGCATCTGCTGACGGTGGTCTAGGGTTCCAATTTGGTTCTACTGCAACCTCTGCTGACATCACTAACGTTAATACAGTTCTTTCTGGCACTGCGATCACGGCATCTACTGATGGTTTCCGAGCCCGACTAATTAACGTTGAATTCAATAACACAACAGAGCTTAACAGTACAATCTACTTCTGCCGAGCTAATCACAGAGACTTCAACTACAGTTCTAATCCAACTTACCTTGCTGACAGCAAGATTCGAGTCAAGGAAGTCTCTAGAGACCAGCCTGTTGCATACATTACAACTGTTGGGCTATACTCTGCCGATAAGGAATTGTTAGCAGTTGCTAAGTTGTCGGAGCCACTCAAGAAGACTCCAGCAAACGAACTTACGCTGCGTGTTAGGCTAGACTACTAAGGGGGCAGAATATGCCCACATGTTTACACAGGTTTGGCCCAGACGACATCTTCCACAATAGAATAAAGACTCATCCACAATATGAGTTCTTTATCTATGATTCGGTAGTGTACCTAAACAGGAAGTCTCTCCAGTCTGGTTCTTTTACTCCAAGTGTGCCTAACGTAGATCCGGGTTTCGTAAACTTATACGAATTAAACGTTGACCGTCTTGCAGGATCTACAGGGTTAATTCATCCGATGATCACCAAGGGTGGTGGCGTCGAGGTATTGACTCGCGGAGAAGGCGGAACAATTTCCGATTCAGATTTCTTTACGCAGTTTGGGTATGGGGCCAAGATTACCGGATCATATCCGTTAACAGCTTCGATCAAGCGAGATTTCTTCTCTGCTAGTTCAACTAGAAAGCATGTTGATGCACTTAAGAATACACTAAACTTTTACAATCCTCTGAGTAAGCACTACCAGTTTTCTTCCTCGTTGGGCAACAAAGCAACACAAGCACTTAATTTAATTTCAATCCCATCTATTTTTTATGGGTCTTCTATTGAGAAAGGCAGCGTTGACCTTAGATTCTATGTTACTGGTACGATGGTCGGTCAGCTCCGAGATATCAACAGAAACGGTGAACTTATTCAAGTTGCCCCGTATGGTAGCCCTAACTCAGGTTCCGTTGCTGGCGTGGCGCTTTACAACGAAGGCTTCTTGTGCTTAACTGGTGCGTGGGGTCTTAATGATACAGAATTAAAATATACTGGCGGAACATCTGTGGACGAAGCTAGGTGGCTATACTTTGGTGTCGGCGCTAACGACGGTATAACAGGGTCTTCTGGTGAGTCTGCTTCTACACAGACTAGAGCCTCTGCTAGCTTCATGATGGCGTTCTCTGGCACTCACTATGTCCCGAATGTGACGATGATGGCTCATGCTCCTCGTGGACAACTAAACTGGTCAAACAACCCAACTTACATTGATCAAGAAAGCAGTGCGTCATTTGCCAACCCACTGACAGGCACCTATCAGTATATTGAACGAGATAGAGTAATTGCAAATACTGTGAGCGCATCTTTTGCAGAGCCGACAGCCAGCTTCAAAAAGACAACTTATATCAGTAAAGTTGCAATTTACGATGAGTATAAAAATGTAATCGGTATCGCCACAGTCGCAACGCCGGTAAAGAAAACTGAAGAAAGAGACTTGACATTTAAACTTCGTGTGGATCTCTAAAAGAAAACTCACTTTCTTCACCTTTTTGGTGCTTTGGTATACTATTTATAGTATGGGAAAAGGAACTATATACGAACATAGGTGCTTGTTCTGCGAGGAAAGTTTTACATCAAAAAGACCCCATAGCAAATTTTGTTCTAATAATTGTTCCAAGAAAAACAGTTATAGAAAAAGACCAAAGTTTTACGAGGGTTCCTGTGCTTACTGTGGCGAAGAGTTTAAAGCAAGAAAACCTAACCCCAAGTTCTGTTCAATAAAATGTAAAAACCATTTTCACAAGAACGCCGACACAGAAAAACAGTGCCCAGTTTGTAAAAAGACTTTTGTGGTTTCTTTTTGCGAGAGGAATAAGACCGAGCATTGTTCCTATTCTTGCGCTGGTATTGCGCGCTGGAAGAAAATGGAAGAGTTGGGAAGAAAAGAAGAAGTATCGGCAAAGATAAGTGAAAGTCATTTAGAAGGACATAGAACAGGAAGAATTTTTAGGTTTGGGGAAAACGCTCCTCGCTGGAAAGGTGGAATTACCAAATTAAATCAATCGGTTCGCTCACTAAAAAAGTATGACGAATGGAGAAAAGCGGTATTTACAAGAGATGACTTTACTTGTGTTCATTGCGGAGATAAGGGGTATCTTAATGCCGATCACATAAGGCCGCTTAGTCTCCTACTTAAAGAGAACGATATAGAAAGCACAGAGCAGGCCAATAACTGCGACGAGTTGTGGGACATAGAGAACGGAAGAACCTTATGTATTCCGTGCCATAGAGAAACAGAGACATTCGGAGGGAGGGCAAGATGATGGTCTGCGGACTTGACATCAGTACGAGCATAACAGGGTATACTCTTATAGATCAAGATGGCAATGTGGTGTTGAATGGTGCTTGGGATACAAGAA